TTATTGGAGTAAGCGGTCGTTATGATGTGATTCGGAATGACCTATTCCGAGGAAATGTGTCCCCAATTTGTCCCCATTGTCCCCGGATGAAACGTTATTTCCCCGTGCAAACTTATCGAACTTTCCGGCAGTCTTTTTCTTCACTTTCTTAGTTACATGAACATATATATCTGATGTTGTGGAAAGACGAGAATGCCCTAGGCGCTGCTGAATCACTTTGAGAATCGAGTCAAAATTAGATTCATCCTCATCTTCAAGCAGAAGAGTTCCAGAACTATGGCGAAGCCCGTGAAATCTTATATAGCGTATTCCATGTCGCTCGCAGAATCTTTTCCACCATTTAGACGGATGTTGGTAGTAGTATGGCTTGCCAGTTCCATTATGAAATACGAACTGACGGTCACCGCCTTGCCATAGACCTTCTTCCTGGAGCTGTTCTTTTTCCCGAAGCCATTCTACATAATATTGCCGCAGTTCATCCATGTACCAATTTGGCATATCAACATCTCGATACGATGCAAGTGTTTTGGGCCCTTTCTCCACGGCGTTGCCTTTTTTCGTTAATGGAATATTATTCTCCACTGCGATGCGGTTCTCTTCGAAATTGATGAAAGGCCATTCCAGACCGTTTAATTCGCCTCTGCGAAAACCGCCGATCATCGAACCTAGAATAAGCAATCGCCATTTTCGAGACTCCTTATATAAGGCATCGACTACCTGCTGCGCTTCATCCTCATCATAAAACTGAGGATTTTTTCTTTGCTCCAGCAGTTTCTTCTTCGCGTCTTTTTCCCCAGGTTTTTTGATTCCATCCATCGGGTTTTCTATGATTACTTTCCACTCAACTGCTCGAGTAAAGATGTTCTTCAACACCCGATATATATACCCAATCGTGCCGGAGTCGAGCGGTTCAAGCAAACGCGCTTTCTGCTTTTCAGTCAAAGGTTTTCCTGTATTTGGAGTCTTTCTTGCCCCTGGCTTTTCGAGATCTTTGAGATAGGTCACAATTTTTAGCGGTGTAATCTCATCTATACGCATATGTCCGAACGCCGGCAGAAGTCTAGAGTTAATGATGATGTTGTAATTAGCCAGGGTGGATGGGGATAATTTATCGGGATCAGAGGCATATTTCTCTCTCCATACTTCTACAAAATCGGAAAATTTAATTTTATCGACCTTTATAAACGCGCCGGCTTCAACATCGAATTTAAATTTCATGTATTCTTCATGAAAAAATTGATTAAGCTTCTTTGCATGTCTGATCGCTGTCGTTGAAACATCTTTGTTCTCGATAAAACGGTTTAACTGATTTGATGATTGAAGAATTTTGGGATCTATATCGTCCAAGGCTGAAACGGATTGCAACATGGCTGGATCTTCGATGAGCAGGGGCTTGTACTCCTTCATCCGTTTGCCATCAGGCCCAAATCCCATAGATAAAACAAGCCTCCATGTAGTTTTCCCTCTGCGTTCAAATGATGCCATGAAAACCACTCCCTACGAATGTGTGTTCGGTGGATACTTGAAAAGAAAAGCCCGGGAGGGCTTAATCGTCCTGTTTATATTTTTCCAAGAACTGCCTAAACAAATCCGCCGGCATAATAAGTTGGTCTAAATCGGTGCATCCAAAACGCTCTTGCAGCCGGTTTAGGTCAACGCCAACACGCCCATCTTCGACGATCAGATCATCTGGCTGCAGAAAATCAGCATTATCCTGTATTTCGCCGAACTCCACTGATGTGAAGAAAGTCTTTTGCTCATCCGGCTTATTTAACTCATCTGGTTTAAAAATTACGACTCGTTTGCGCGGACCGTATTCGACTTGGAGATGATAGCGGAGGGACATGCGACCACCTCTCAATCATTACTTTTTTGAGCACAATTTCTTTTTAAGCTTTTCTAATCGTCTTGGAAATCCACCTTTTGTGTTGTCATCCAAACCGTATTCTATTGCAAGTTCGCAAATCTCTATTGCTTTTTCAATTTCTCCCCTACGTTCATAAATTAAAATCAAACGCCGAAAAGAGGGAATAGTGGGGAGAAAATTATACCAAGGGTTTTGGATAAACCACGCTTCTCGAAATTTAGGGAATAATTCAATATCTGCTAAACAAATCGATAAAAGTTTTTCTTCTGCATCCGATTCTGTATTGCGGTGTTTGGAATATAGCTTGATTAAGCCATTTTAAACAAAATGCAGACTGTATGGATCATTTAAAACATTCTGTTTTTTATTTTCGAAATACTGTTCTGTTTGGTGGTAATTATTCCAATCAAAAGTACTTGGAACATTTGAATCAGCAAATACGCTTATTTTGAAAATCACCCCATCGTCTTGATTGCTGAATTCGTCAACTTTTTTGAGCAATTGCTGTTCGAGATATTTGACATATATATGGTTATCTTCAGAGTATTCATGCCAAAAACTAGATAAGTGGTCAATGAATTTTTCAAGGTGAACAATTTTTTCTTCATTTGAATTAAGCATGTCTATGTTTGTGAGCATTTCATCGGTTGATCTTTTGATGGCTTTATGAACAATAGCCTCTTTTAAGTTGAAGAAAATATCGATACAATCGGAAACCTTAGTGTCTGCTTTATAATATCCTAGATCATCCAATTGCTTTAATTTGAGAGTCGCTTCTTGACCTATTTTTATATGATGAATTACATTTGCTATATCGTTAGATGTGTCGATTATTTCAGCTGATTTGTGTATTTTTTGAAGTTCTTTCTCTATGATCAGTGCAATGTCCGAATCCTTGTGATCAGGTTTATTCACAGAGAATTTTCTCTTCAAATAATTCAACATTTGGGATGATCCTCCCAGAATATTTATCAAGACACTTTTTTCAAGTAAGCCACTTCAAGTGGAACCTCACAAGCCGCAGCTGCTTCCTGGATCGTGCTGTATTCCCTTACTATGGCATCAGGCATAAGCAACTCGACAGCGAATTCATTTGCTTCTCGCTCGAATCGATCAATAGAATACAATGTTTTCGCTTTCAGGAATGGAGTATTTATACCTGGATGCAATACTGCGTGCCCAAGTTCGTGAGCGCAGACAAAACGTTGCATGGGGTTGTCCAGCCTGTTATTGATATGTATAAAGGACATGCGTTTGTAACTACTAAAAAAACCGAGCGTTTCGCTCAGATTAGCTTTTAGAACCGTAATGTTTTTCTGAGTTGCAATTTCAAAGGGGTCATTGGTTCTGTATTTTTTGACCAACTGAGAGACAAATATTTTGATGGTATTTATGAAGACCCCTCCACGCTGCCATATTACTGAGACTTCAGCAGTTTAGAAGAATTGTTCATTCATCTTCTTTTCTATATTTCTTTGGCGTAAACTTCTTCTTCGCCATTTCCTTCGCCAGTCGCATTGAGTTTTCCAGAGATATCCTCACCAATTGCCTCGTTTCTTCGTCCATAGGCTCCCCGTAAAAAGCCATTGCTTCATTTGTTTCCAAATCACTCATCATCTTTTCCAGGTCTTTTGCGATGTCCCGTTCGTCTTGTTCGGTAAGATTGTAATATGGTTTCTTGTCCTTGGGGGGCGATGGATCGCTTGTACGGCCGAGGAGATAGTCAGTTGGAACGTTAAAGAAGTTTGCGATTTTGTTTATGGTTTCCAGATTTGGTTCTCTTTCTCCTCGCTCATACATACCAATGGCACTTTCGCTCACATTTAGTGTTTTGGACAGTGCTTTTTGGGTTATTTTATTGTTTTCGCGAAGCTTTCTTAAACGTTGACCAAAAATCATTTTCATCACCTAATCAAAATATAACACGCAATGTGTTATTTGACACTAAAGAACACATAATGTGTTGACAACACGAAATGTGCTGTGCTATATTTTAATCAACAACACAAATCGTGCGGCGAAAGGGGTGATCAAATGAAAGACATTATAGCCGCTCGTTTAATGAAGTTACGAGGGGATACACCTAGAGAAGAAGTGGCCAAAGAGTTGAAAATCAGCGTGAGTGCTTTGCAAATGTATGAAAACGGTCAGCGTGTACCTCGTGATGAAATCAAGTTGAGAATTGCTTCTTACTATAACAAAACGGTCCAGGAAATTTTTTTTGACAACATACCGCACGAAATGTGCGGAAATGAGCAAGATGCCCTCACGAATAGTGCAGAAACAGCGTGACAATCCACCGCCTAAGAAAGGAGCCTTTGCCATGACAAACACATGCCCTCGTTGCTCGACCCGCGAGATCGGCCCAGCAGACAACTTCTGCAAACACTGCGGTCTGGCCCTGAAAGTTGAGGCCGCCGCTGCAACGACGGCCACAGGATGGGGGATAAAGCCTTTCAGACCATCAAGTTACGGTTCAGGACTTCCGCCTAAAGGCATGACGAGAAAGCGCGGAGAAGCGAACTACTCTTTTGCCGAAACTAAATGAAATACTCTCCAGATCAATTCGGTGGTGTATCTCTCCTGGTGCGCTCGGTAGATATCGAGGCGGTGATTAATGTAATCAAGCAAGTCCTGTTCAGTAATGATCAAAGGATCATGTTCCTTCAAGTCCTTTTCCAAAACTTCGTTTGATCTTGCGAAAACATCATCAGCAATTTTCTCGAAAAGTTCTCTATCCAAACTAATTCCTCCCAATTTAAATGATAAGTCTCGACAACTTTCATTTTACCAGATGATGGGAGGTTTAAGAGAAAGGAGCCTTTGCCATGAGCAAACCAGTATCCAACGAATCCGCTGCAATCGTCGATGCGCTGAAGGATTTTCTCCAGACGATCTTGCCTAGCATGGTCGCTGCGGAAGTCGAGAAGCAACAAACCGTTCGAAAGGCGACTCTGACGGTTGAAGAAGCTGCTGTTTATGTCGGGGTTCATCCTGATACGATCCGCAAGTTGATCCGTGAGAAAGTCATCCCACATGCTCGGGTGGCTGGCCGGATCGTTCTGAGAGCTGCGACACTCGATCAAGTGCTCGACCGACTTGAACTCGAAAGCATCCAGATTCCAAACCGTAATGCTTCCTAAAAAACAAGCCCACCTACGGGCGGGCGCAAGGGGGTGCGGGTAAGTCAAGGATACAACAAAAATAGCTCCCATGCTCGTGCGTCATGATCACAAGGAAGGTGGTGAAAGGTGTTGCAGTTTAAGTTTGGCGCGGTATTGCGGGCGTGTAGGGAGCGCGCAGGATTGTCGCAAGAGAAGCTTGGCGAGTTGCTTTATCATGACCGGTCCGTTATCAGTCGCATTGAGAGTGACAAGGCGAAAATTGATGCTCAAACACTCTTTCGATGGACTGAAGTCACCAATGCCAAAGAAGTTCTGATAGCTTATTTCTGCGGCCTCGACGGGCTGCAAATTATGCAAAACATCCTCGCCATTGTCGGCGGTTGAAAGGGGGAGATACAGTGCGCGAAATCATGCGTCGCATATCCGAGTTAAAGGCGATGCGCTGGGTGCTGGTCAACAACAAGATGGACCCGGAATTGTTGCCTGCGGCAATCGATTGGATTGATATGACGATTGCCGAGCATGAAGCGGATTTGGAGGCGATTATAAAGAGAATCGATGCGGCATAAGCAGAAACCCTCCGGTGGGGGCCGGAAGGTTTCGGGGCAATGAAATGTTTTGATGGATTCATTTTACCACGAAGGGAGCATTGCGGCAATGCAGACACCAGCTGCTGTATCGGACAAGCCTTTGGATGTTGTGGGGAATTGCGCTGACTTTTTATGCGGCAGGGCCATCCACTTCGGCGACCGATGCATTCAGGACCGCGACGGAAAACTTTACTGCAACGAAAGTTGCTTTGTTGGTTCGATGATGGCAAAAGCGGTCTTGGCTGGGACAGGAGAACTGACACTATGAAGTTCCGCTGGATCAGCAAGTCGTCGGATGTCGCTGCCGCCACGATGGTTGTTGCGCGGGTGTTTTGTCAGGGGCAAACTGTCGATCAGGCGATCGACGAGACTTTGAGCAACGGCAAGCATTGCAGATTTCCAGACCGCATGCCGGCGCGCGAACGTGCGCGGTTCCGGCTGATGGTTGAAGAACGGTTAAACAAAACAAAGGAACGGAGGCAAATGAATGATCAAGAAAATCGAGCTTATCACGCTTCGGCTTAGAAACTTCAAAGGCATCCGGGAATTCGTCCTGGAAGCCAATGGAGCAGACGTGAACATCTACGGCGACAATGCCGTCGGCAAAACGACGCTGTTCGACGCGTTTACGTGGCTGTTGTTCGGAAAGGATTCGGCCAATAAGGCTGACTTCGAGATCAAGACGCTGAGGACGGACGGCAGCCCGATCCACAACTTGGAGCATGAAGTAGAGGCTGTGCTTTCCATCGACGGCCGCCGGACGACGCTGCGGAAGGTCTATTACGAAAAATGGACCAAGAGGCGCGGCAGCGTGACGACCGAGTTCAGCGGGCACACGACTGATTACTACGTGGACGGTGTGCCTGTCAAAAAGGGTGAGTACGAGGATCAAGTATCGTCTATCGTCGACGAGGATGTGTTCAAGCTTCTTACGTCTCCAACCTACTTTAACGAGGCGTTCAAGTGGCAAGAGCGGCGCAAAATCCTGATGGATGTTTGCGGAGACCTGACGGATGACGATGTGATTGCCTCCAGAGCGGACCTGTCCGGGCTTTCGACAATCCTGCAGGGCCGAAGCATCGAAAACCACCGCAAGATGATTCTGGCCAAACGCAAAGAAATCAATGACGAGTTGGAGAACATTCCGGTCCGCATTGACGAGGCTCACCGCTCGAAACCGGACATCAGCGGCTACGCCGAGGAGGAACTTCAGGACAAGATCGACACCATGAAAGCACAGCTCGATGCGAAGCAGGCCGAACTGCAGCGCATCCAGAACGGCGGCGAGGTCGCCGAGAAGGAAAAGCGGCAGCGCGAGATTGAGGGCGAACTGCTGGCGCTCAAGAACGAGCTGCAGGCCGGCACGCTGGACAAGCTGGCCGAGAAACGGCAGGAAATCGCAGAGCTGCGCCGGCGCGCAGAAGAAGCGGACTACGGAATCCAGGAACGGCGGCGCCGCATCGAGGCGACCGAGCGTGAGATCGCCGCGCTCAAGGCGGAAGCCGAGCATCTTCGCGAAGAATGGCGCCGGGTCAACGCTGAGCAGTTCGATGCATCGAGTTGCGGCGATGCCAACTGCCCTACGTGCGGGCAGGCGTTGCCGGAAGAGCAAGTCGCTGCCGCCCGGCAGAAGGCAGAGGCCGAGTTCAACCGGCGCAAGGCCGAGCGGCTGGAGGCGATCAACCAGCGCGGGAAGGCAAAAGTCGCCGAGATCGAACGGCTCACGCAGGCCAAGGCCGAGCACGAACGGACGCTGGCCGAACTGCACGAAGTACGCGGCCCGCGCTGGGCAGCCGTCGACGTCGCCGAGAAGGAACTGGCAGAACTGCAGGCCGGCATGACGGACGTGACCACTGATCCGGACTACATCTCGAAGCAGCAGGAGCTTGAGGCCGTCAAAGCCGAGATCGCGGCGCTGCGGTCGTCCAACCTGAGCACGCTGGACGCTGTTCGGCTCGAACTGGCGGGCCTGCGGACCGAGCTGGAACTGCTTGAGTCGAAACGCGCGAAGTTCGACCTCGTGCGTCGGCAGGACGCCCGGATCGCCGAACTGGAGCAGCAGGAAAAAGAATTGGCCGCCGAGTTCGAGCGACTTGAGCACGAGCTGCACCTGCTCGACGAATTCACGCGGGCGAAGGTGGACTTGTTGGAAAGCCGGATCAATTCGAAGTTCCGGATGGCGCGGTTCAAACTCTTCAACCAGCAGATCAACGGTGGTCTTGAGGAAACGTGCGAAGTCATGGTCAACGGTGTGCCGTACAGCAGTCTGAACAACGCCGCCCGGCACAATGTTGGATTGGACATCATCGCCACGCTCAGCGAGCACTACGGCATCGCGGCGCCGATCTTCCTGGACAACGCGGAGTCTGTAACCCGCCCGCTGCCGACACCGGGGCAGCAAATCAGGTTGATTGTCAGCGCCGCAGACAAATCGCTGCGGGTGGAAAACCAAATCAACATCAAGGAGGCTGTGTAACATATGAGTTTTTCGACTGGACTTGTCAAAGTTACAGAAACGTTCGCTCCGATGATCGAGCGTCAGTTGACGTCTAACGGCGTGAACATGGATCAATACAGCAAACAGTGCGTCATCAATGCTATCAGCGCTATCAACGCAGTTCTGGATGCTAAGGGGATCGACTGGAACGATCCCCAACTGGACCGCAACAACGTGACGCAAATACTCATGAATGTCGCGGCACTCAAACTCAACGCAGCGGCTAGCCCGCGGGAAGTCTTTTTCCAAATTAGAAACGTCAAGGTTGGTGATAACTGGAAAAAACAAATCGAGATGGGTATCGAGGGTGACGGCAATGACGCCATCCTCGCCCGTTTCGGCCGCAACGTGAAACAGGTTCGCCCCTTCTGGATTGTCCGCGAACATGATCATTTCGAATATCCCACCTACAACGGACTGGAGATGACGCCGCCGAAGTGGACGCCGACCGGCAAGGGTGAGGTCGTCCGCGTCGTGTACCCGATCATCTTCCAGGACGACAGCATCCAATTTTTCATCGCAGAACGCGATGACGTGGCGAAGAATTTGATCGCGCACATCGCAAACAACCTCATGAACGAAACTTTCGGCATTTGTGCCGACCGGTTCAAGGCCACGCCGGCACAGCAAAAGCAGATCGCCGAGAAGAAGAAAGAAATCCTGGACAAGGCCAAATCAAAAGGGTTGGAAGCGCTGGACGACCCGGAACTGCAACAGTGGATCAGCCCGGCGTGGCGGGAATATCAGAGCCGCGAGCAGATGTTGATCCGTAAGATGCGCAACAACATCGTCAAGAAGATCCCGAAGGACTTCGGCAGCGCGTTCATTGAGATGATCCACGCGGAAGCAACTGATCCGCAATACGCAGAAGTGCGGCGCGAGATGCTGCAGAACGCCAACAGCGAACCGCTGGACATCGAAGGAACGCCGGTTGAAGAACCGCCGATCGAACCAGAAGAACCGAAACAGGAACAGTCCACGCGAGAAGAACAGAAAAAGGCGCATCAAAATTCTGCACAAGACACCACAGACCATCTCGGTGGCGGCATGCAAGCCGAATTCCCGTTCGACGATCCTGCTGCAACGGCCACAGCTGCCGGCGCCGGGCCCGGTTTCTGATGATACAGTTCCGGTCATTCGGTAGCAGTAGCGCAGGCAACTGCTACCACGTAACTGACGGTCACACCGAACTGCTGATAGAGGCAGGATTTCGATTCTCAGACATCCGCAAGGCGCTTGATTTTCGCGTATCGCGCCTTGCGGGCGTACTGATAACTCACGAGCATATGGACCATTCCCGGTCGGCTGGCGACCTAGCCAAAGCAGGCGTCAACATTTACGCCAGCGCAGGAACAATAGCTGCCAGAGGATTGTCCGGGCACAGGATAAAGGTGATCGAACCGAAACGTCAGTTTGATGTTGGTACGTGGACTGTTATGCCATTCGATGTTGAGCACGATGCCGAACAGCCGCTTGGATTTCTGATTGCTAACAGATACGGTGAAAAGATGGTATTTATCACTGATTCGTATTACTGCCGGTATACGTTCACCGGCCTGACACATATTGCCGTCGAATGCAACTATTCTCTCAAAATACTGGACGAAAACATCGCCGCTGGCCGCGTCCATCCGGCGATGCGGCACCGGCTCTTACGCTCTCATTTCAGTCTTGAAAATGTGCTTGATTTCCTTCGAGCGAACGATCTTTCGAAGGTTCAGGAAATCCATCTGCTTCATCTGAGCGATCAGAACAGCGATGAGTCGCTATTCCGGCGCCGGGTGCAAGAGATAACTGGGAAACCGGTCTATGTAGCCAGTAGGTGATGATCTATGAATCCTTATGACTACTACATTACTCCGGAAGAGTTCGAACAAGCAGAAAGAAATGGGATCAGTCGAACGACGTTTTACAATCGTGTCCGTCAGTTAGGATGGTCCAAAGAGAAGGCAATGACGACGCCACCCCAAAAGAGAAAATTTCACAGTAACAAGTGGATAAAAATCGCTGAAAAGAACGGCATTTGCTACAGCACTTATAAGTATCGGGTAAATGAACTTGGTTGGGAACCTGAACGCGCAGCAACACAACAACTACAGGATCGCAGATCGCAAGCAAAACGAGCACATGAATCTGCCAGGAAATATCCACTCGAAATAATTAATCTCTTGAAGAGAAACGGGATCAATTATGACACGTTTCGCTCCAGGATTTATGCCGGTTGGAGTATGGAAAAAGCAGCTACAGTAAAAACAATGACTCCTCGGGAGATCGGACTTTCAACAAAGGAAAAGCGGCAAATATCACTGAAAAGAATTTTTCTCAAAGAGAAGGTGTAAAAATGAGGGGCAAAAAACCGACATTGAAGCAGAAAAAGGTAATTAGATCGTTGAATCTTAAACCCCGAAAACTGGCTCGTGGCGAAGGCTCCGCCCGGCGAGTTGCACCTGATCCACCGTCATACCGGAACCGAGCGGGTGATTCCGGTATGACGCTGAACGAGCGCGCCCGGGAGGCGCAGGAAAAAGATGTGCGGGACATGCAGGCGGTTTATGAGGCGGTGGCGTCCGGGGCATCTCCGGACGCTGCGGCCGCAGCGGTGATTGGCGGGGAATTTCGGTTGTCGGATACGACAGCTGCAGCACTTATCGAAAATAAGAGAGGTTAACGTCATGGCATGGATTGAGAGCCACCAGGAGTTGGCGAGACATCCTAAAACTAAAAAGCTATCAAGATTGCTTGGTGTCTCTCTGCCTGCAGCCGTCGGACATCTGCACTTTCTTTGGTGGTGGGCTATGGATTACGCCCAAGATGGAGATATATCCCGCTTTGACGAATACGACATCGCAGATGCATGCGGTTGGGACGGGGAAGCCAAAAAGATCGTTACCGCATTGATCGACTCTGGATTTGTTGACCAAGAATCAACCGGGCTTGTCATTCACGATTGGTACGAATACGCCGGCCGACTTATAGACAAAAGAGAACAAAACAGAGAACGAAAGCGTCGGTCACGCCAAAAAAACGAAAAATCGCAAGAATGTCACGCGCCTGTCACGCGCCTGTCACGCGGACAAATTGAAGACGGTGACGGTGGTCACATGGCTACCAAACCAAACCAAACCATACCTAACCATACTACTACGACTACAGACGCGCGCGAAACACGCGAAACATATTTTCAAGCATACGAGCGCGTAAACCAGCGAATGATGACGCCTTACCAAGCACAGCAACTTGGAAAATACATCGACGAAGAAGGGTTTGACGAGAGTGTCATTGTGCGGGCTATCGAACGGGCTGGGATGGTGTCACCTGACGTACGGCTCGTACTCAAAATCCTTAACGATTACGCTGCGGCCGGTGCAAAGACTCTCGACAGGGCGATCCTGTTTGACCAGAAATTCGATCAATCCAAGGCTGCAAGAGCATCACCGAAAGGGGCACCTAAAAACAAACTTCAAAGAGAGTTGGAGCAGTTGCAACGATTGCGAGAGGAGGAATTGATGCATGAACAAACTGCAGGTCATTGACCTCTTGGAAATGCTCAAACGTTCTTATCCGGGTATTGATACGAGCCCTGAAAGCGTTCAGCACTATTGCAAGTATCTGCAGGACTTCCCTTTCGACGTGGCCATGCGCAACGTCGAAGAGCACATCCGGACGGAGCGTTTCCCGCCCACCATCGCCGACATCCGCGGTCGCTTGGGCGACCAGATGGATGCGGAGCGAAGCCGGAGACAAGCGCAGGAGTATTTCGATCAGCTGGAAGAATGGCGAAAGCGGTCGGCACCACCGCCGCCGGGACTCAGCGCCGAGGTTCGGGCCATGCTGCGTGGTGATCGGGAATGAGCGTCATTGAAGATTTTTTGGGCATAGAAACTCCCCGCGACTTGGAAGCCGAACAGGCGGTATTAGGCGCAATCCTGCTGGAAGCTGAATCGATTTATACAGTCACAGAACGGATTAGTGCAGAGGATTTCTACAGCGTTGCGCATCAGTGGATTTTTCAAGCGCTGGTGGATCTGAACGAAGACGGAAAACCGCTTGATTTCGTCACACTGGTTTCCCGGCTCCAAGACCGCGGAGAGCTGGAGGATGTCGGCGGCATCGGCTATATAGGCCAGCTAACCAGTGCTGTCCCGTCAGCGGCTAGCGTGGGATTCTACGCCGAACGAGTCCGGGAAATGCGCCTGCGGCGCCAGACCATCGAAACGTCGATGGAGATGTTGCGCAAGGCAGCCAAGTCGCAGGACGTGAACGAATTTGTCCATGCTGCCGAAGCAGCGGTCGCAAAACTCTCAGACCAGGCGGCGTCTGCGCGGGATTTTCAACCTGTGCGGGATGTGCTCATGGAGGTATGGGAGCAAAACGAGATCAAGTACCAAAACCGGGACAGCTTCCGGGGTGTGACCGGCATTCCATCCGGATTTTCCGATTTGGACAAAATGACGGCAGGCTTCCAGCGCAGCGATTTGATCATCGTGGCGGCTCGACCATCGGTCGGCAAGACGGCGTTTGCGCTGAACATCGCGCAAAACGTTGCGACAATAGCTGGCGAGTCGGTTGCGATATTCAGCCTTGAGATGTCGGCAACACAGTTGGTCCAGCGTATGCTCACTGCTGAGTCCAACGTCGACGCAGGACGGATGCGGACCGGATTCTTCGAAGGAGAAGATTGGGAAAAGATGTCCATGGCGGTCGGTACGATGTCAGATGCGCCAATCTACATTGACGACACACCGGGAATAACGGTCACTGAGATCCGGTCCAAGTGCCGCAGGCTTAAGAAGGACAAGGGCCTCGGAATGATCATCATCGACTATTTGCAACTTATCCATGTGCCATACCGTCCGGGGCAAAACCGGACGCAGGAAGTCTCGTACGTCTCGCGGATGCTGAAAGAGATCGCAAAGGAACTGGATGTACCAGTCATCGCGTTGTCGCAGTTGTCGCGGAGCGTAGAACAGCGGCAAGACAAGCGTCCGATGCTATCCGATCTGCGGGAATCTGGATCAATCGAACAGGACGCGGACATTGTGGCGTTTCTGTACCGGGACGATTACTACGACAAGGAAACCGAGCGGAAAAACATCATCGAGATCATCATTGCTAAGCAGAGGAACGGCCCGGTCGGTACGGTCGAGCTCGTCTTCCTCAAGAACTTCAACAAGTTCGTGAGCCTCGACCGCGGGCACAGCGAGCAGCCGGCGCGC